CAGAGTCCGCGTTTTGGAATATTCTGGCTCTGGAATCGAAACCACCTTTACCCAGGGGGAGGATGCGTGTTTGGCGGCTATGGCTCAGCAGATTTTGATATAGCTACACAACCTTTAACATATCTTCCTGCTGAAGAGTGGCTGCCAGAAGTAACAAGCTCTAAGTCTGTAATCTACCGCACTGATACTGGTGCAGAGCTAGGGGTTCACGGTCATGGCTACAAGCCAGTAGCTCCCAAGAAGATGATAGATGTTACCCGTAATATTATTGAGCGTTCAGGGCTTAGCGTTGATGGCATCCAAGAGACTATCAGAACTTCTCACGATGGCTCTAGAACCTTTGTACAATATAAGCTACCTGCTCATACTTATAATACTCCAGACGGTGACACTGCATCCCTTGGACTGCTTGCAGTGTCAAGCTTTGACGGGACTTGGCCCTTCATGATTAGTGCAGCAGCTATCCAGCAAGCTTGTACAAATCTACAAGTTTTTGTTGGCGGTGAGGTTGCAGTGTTTAGAGCTAAGCACACTCGTAACTTAGACATAGAAGTAGGCTCAAGAGTTATCACCAAGGCTCTAGATGTTTTCGAGAACCAGCGTGAACTCTGGTCAGAGTGGAGTGCTCAACCCATGTCGGATAACATGGCCTTTCAAGAGATTGTCCAAGCTTTGAAGATTGATTCAGCGCAAAAGATTATTAACTCTAGACCGCCTTCATCTGGTGAAGCTATCATGGGTGAGATGCCTAGAACCAACCCATCACTTGAATACATCTATGCTGCTTGGCACAAATACAAAAGACGTTTGGGTGCTAATCGCTGGGCATTTTATAATGCTATGACCGACTGGTCTACTCATGCAACAGCACAACGCCGAGATGCTATAGTTAATATAGCTGCAACACAGAACACTCGACAGGCTGTTGTTCAACATCACTTCTCAAAGGTGGCGTAATGTTGAATCATAAACTAACTCAAAAAGAACAAGAGCTTCTTGTTATAACTATGGAGGAGTGCTGCGAACTAGCAATGGTTTGCAGTAAACTTCTCAGGTTTGGTAAGGAGAAAAAGCATTTAGATAACTTACTACAGGAGGCAGCTGATGTTAACGTGATGATTAATCTTCTCTCAGATTATAAACTGGTGAGCCAAATAGAAAAGCTTGGACAGATGTTTAAGAAACAAGATAAACTTAAAGAGTGGAGCAGCTTGTATTGAATCAGAACTTAAAGAATGCTAAAGAAGACTTAATGCAAGGACGCTTAACTTTGTTGCAGGCCATAAGCAAATGGGACGTAACATCTAAAGAACTACTTAACTATATACAAGAGGAAGCCGAAAAGAATGAAGACACTGGAAGACAAGATAGTACAATGGCACCATGACCGTAATTTATTTGATGGCTCAACAGACCACCAACAGTTTGAAAAGCTTCTTGAAGAGGTTGAAGAGCTGCGGATTAACATTCAGAATGACCAGCTAGTTATTGATGACATCGGAGATATTATTGTAGTGTTAATTAACATTGCCCACCGAAGCAAGCTAACACTAGAGCAGTGCATGGAACATGCTTACAATGATATTAAAGATAGGAAAGGCAGGATGGTTGACGGCCTGTTTGTTAAAGAGCCTGTTAACGGCAGCGCTTTATAGTGACAACACTAGCAATAGTAATAGGTCTAGCCCTCTGCGGCGCATCACCACCAGTTGTTTTTGTTTTAGCTTTGGCTGGCATGTGGGCAGAGGGTGAATTTTTTTTCAAATAAAACTTTACAAACGCAGTAACTTGTGGTACAATGCCACTTCATTTTTAACACCAACGATAGGAAATATAAACATGGCTATATTATCAGGAACAGCATACTGGGCAAGCGTAACTACTCCGAACACTACTTACGAACCAGTATACACAGTAAACTTAGTAGTAGATGAAGACACTGCACAAAGCTTTCGGTCTAAAGGTTTTGCAGTCAAGGACATGGATGAAGGCCCAGCGCTAGTAATCAAGCGTAAAGTTAATGGCCCAAATGGAATGGTACGTCAAGCGCCTAAGCTTGTAGATGCAAGCAAGAACCCAATTGACGAGCGTGTAGGTAATGGTTCTACAGTTAAGGTTCAGTACAAAGAGTGGGAATCTGTTTGGAAAGGTAAGACCTTCAAGGGTTTAGACTTCCAAGCTATGCAGGTTCTGGATTTAGTCTCTGTCGGTACAATGGATGGCGGAGAGTTTGAAGTAGAAGATGAAATGGAGGAAGCAATTTAATGGGTACATATAAAGTAGGCGACAATGTATACGATGTATCTTTGCTAGACTCAGAAGCCCAAGGATTATTTGGGCTTTTGAAGGACGCAATGGTGAAGGTACAAGTATCAAACAACGATGTTCAATTATATCAAGCAGCAGCTCAGCAGATTAAAGCTTTGTTTGAAGATAGGCTCACGGATGAAGCCATCACCGAAGATGCAGAGGAAGCTGAAGTTGTAGTTGAAGGCTAACCATGAGGTGACACCATGCCGTTTGTTAAATTTCACCTCCCGTGTAATGAATGCGGGGGGAGTGACCCAGTATCACAGAACGATGACGGGTCAGCGTATTGCTTCAGTTGCAATACTTATTTTAAAGATTACGGCACATCGGAAGTGCAAACCCCTAAACAAGATACAGTAATGGAATTTACTAAGTATCAAGGCTCAGGTAGTGGCTCTAGCTATAATGCCCTGACCGACAGAGGAATCAGTGTTGAGACTGCCAAAAAGTATGGCGTTAAATCTACTACTCTAAACGGTCAGGTCACTAGCCACCACTATCCCTACTACAACAATGGCGAGGAAGTAGCAACAAAGATACGGAAGCTTAACAAGCAGTTTGCTTGGAAGGGCGAGTCAAAAGAAACAGGGCTGTTCGGAGAGCAGTTGTTTAAAGCAGGCGGTAAGTTTATTACAGTGGTAGAAGGAGAGTGTGATGCGATGGCAGCATACGAACTACTTGGAAGTAAGTGGCCTGTAGTATCTATAAAATCAGGGGCACAAGGAGGTGCTCGTGACGTTAAGAATAGTCTAGAGTTTCTAGAATCTTTCGACACAGTAGTGTTGTGTTTCGACAGCGACAAGGTGGGCAAGGAAGGGGCTAAGGCTATCGCCAAGCTTCTCACCCCCAACAAAGCTAAGTTGATGACACTGCCCGAAGGGTTCAAAGACCCTAACGATATGCTCAAGGAACACAAGCATTCTGTGTTTGTTAATTGTTTCTGGGATGCAAAAGTCTACACCCCTTCAGGGATTATGAACCTGTCCAGCCAGTTAGACGAGTACAAGCGTTTACGTACAGAAAAGCTTCCGTCAATCCCATATCCTTGGGGCGGCTTAAACAAGAAGCTAGAAGGCATGAGGGCAGGTGAGCTAGTAACTCTTACTGGCGGTACTGGTCTTGGTAAGTCTTCTGTGACCAGAGAACTAGAGCACTGGCTTATCAACCACACCAAAGATAACGTAGGCATTGTAGCTCTTGAAGAGAACTGGAGCCGTACTGCTGAAGGTATCATGGCTGTTGAAGCTAACGCAAAGCTACACCTAGATAGCGTTAAGAATAAAATGGGCGATGAGCTTCTCGAACAATACTACCGCAGGGTATTCATGGGAGAGAACGAGGGCCGTGTTTGGATTCATGCCCATCTGGGTGTCAATAATCTAGAAGACATCTTTAGCAAGCTTCGCTATCTGATTGTTGGTTTAGATTGTAAGTGGGTTGTAGTTGACCACCTTCATATGCTGGTGCTGCAAGCCTTGGAAGGCGATGAGCGTAAAGCTATTGACGGTATCATGCACCGACTTCGCTCTCTTGTAGAAGAGACAGGCGCTGGTATGATACTGGTGTCCCACCTTCGTAGAGTTGAGGGCAACCGTGGACACGAAAACGGTATCGAGACAGGGCTGTCACACCTTAGGGGTTCACAGTCCATTGCTCAGCTAAGTGATTGTGTTATCGGACTGGAGCGCAACCAACAATCAGAAGATGAAGTAGAAGCTTCGACCACAAAGGTCAGAGTTCTTAAGTCTAGATACACTGGTGACGTTGGCTTAGCTTGTAGCCTACACTACGACTCATCCACTGGAAGACTTAAAGAAGTAGATGATGGTAATAACTATGATGCCTTTGACGGAGATGAGCTATGAGTCTTAACCTAGTATTCGACATCGAGGCTGACGGCCTTGACCCCACCAAAATCTTTTGTATTGTTGCTCAGGATGTAGATACTTTAGATGTATTTACATTCGACAACACACAGTTAGACGAAG